AAAAATAAAAAATAAAATAATGAATAATAATAAAAAAATAAAAATAGGATTTACAGACTTTTGGGGTGGATTTAATCCAACAACAGACCCCATATTTAGTTTATTACTAAACAAACATTACGATGTTATTTATGATAACATAAACCCTGATGTGTTATTTTTTAGTGTAGACGGGGACACACATAAACAATATAATTGTAAAAAAATTCTATTCACTCCTGAAAATTTTTATTCTCATAGGTATCGACCTTTAGATTTTACATTAGGAGAGGATAACCTTTACAAATATGCGGACTACAGTATAACAGGATTTGATACGGGTAATGAGAAAAATTTTAGATTACCTTGCTATATTAGAAGGTACGGCCATAATATTAAGGACACTATAAATGATAGAACGATACCTAAAAAATCTAAAAAGATTCTTTATCTACAAAGAAACTGCGTACAATTTAGAGACGAATTTGTTTTAAAATTACAAAAACACATAGAAGTTGATTGTTTAGGTAATTGTATCAGAAATAAAAACATCGATGTAATCGATAAAATAGAATTTATGAAAGATTACAAATTTGTCATGTCTTTTGAGAACTCCTCCTACCCTGGATATAATACGGAAAAACTTGTCGATGGATTCATCTCTAAAACTATACCAATTTATTGGGGAGATACCAACGTAAATTCTGACTATAATCCTAAATCTTTTTTAAGTTACCACGATTACAATGACCAAGACATATTGATAGAAAAAATATTAGAACTAGATAATAACGAATCTAAATATAACCAAATGTTACTTGAACAACCTATAATTAATTATGACCTCTTTGATGAAAATAAATTAATTAATTTTTTAAACAAAATATTATTATGATAAAAATATATTCAAAAGTAGACACAACAAAATTATTACATATTATAGTAAAAAAAGAAGATATGACACCAGGTAGACAAGATATTGTACCTGAAGAAAATTTTATACAGTGTTCTATATTAAATTTAGAAAAAGACAAAACATTTAGACCACATAAACACGTTTGGAAAAGAAGAGATATAGACGTAATTGCCCAAGAAAGTTGGGTTATTATTCAAGGGAGTGTTAAATGTATTTTTTATGATTTAGACGATACAATTTTAGTCGAACATATATTAAACGTTGGTGATTCAAGTTTTACTTTAGAGGGCGGACATAACTACTTGATTTTAGAAGAAAATACATTAATTTATGAATATAAAACAGGTCCTTATGAGGGCCAAATAAATGATAAAACTTTTATTTAAAATGGATAAAATTTTGATATATATAGGACTAAACAATGGTGTTGGGTTTTTAAATATAATAAAAAATGAAAATTTTGACAAATGTTATGGGTTTGAACCAATTCCTCACTTATATAAAAAAGTAAAAAATAAACATATAAATAACCCAAAAGTTGAAATAATTAATGCCGCTGTAGTTGAGACAGAGGGAGAGTATGATTTTTATGTTAGTAAATTTAATGATATAATTGGGGACTCTTCTTCATTATTTCAAATAACAGAAGAATATAGAGAAATAACAGGTAATGACATACACACAGACAAAAAGATAAAAGTTAAGGGTATAAATCTTAAAAAATTTTTGGAAGAAAAAAAAATAACTAATATTAAAAAATATGTTTCTGATGCCGAAGGAATGGATTATACAATATTAAAAAGTATTAATAGTTTTCTTAATGAAAGAAGAATTGAATTTATACAAGTTGAGTCTATTTGTGATCACGTAATAAACGAAATTAGAGAAAATCAACCGACTAACTACGAAAAAGATTTTGTTAATTTATTATCTAATAATTATGAATTATATAAAAAACAAGAAGGCAATTACAACCAAAAATCACCTAACCATTGGGTGAACAGGGATTTATATTTTAAACTTAACCAATAAAAAAATGAACGTTAATTTTGAAGTAGTTCAAGAATTTGAAAATAAAATATCAAAATTTTTTGGATCACCTTATGCCGTTGCGGTAGATAGTTGTACACATGGTATTGAGTTATGTTTAAGGTATACTAAAGAAACAAAAATAAATGTCCCAAAAAGAACATATTTGTCCGTTCCTTTTTTATCCGATAAAATGGGGTTAGAACGAGAATGGAAAGATGAGGAATGGGAAGATTATTATACTTTAAATTATAGTAATAAAAGAATAATTGACGCAGCAGTTCTTTGGAGAAAAGATAGTTATTTACCAAATACATTTATGTGTGTTAGTTTTCAGTATCAAAAACATCTTTCATTGGGTCGTGGCGGTATTATTTTATTAGATAATGAAGAAGACTATATTAAGTTAAAAAAAATGTCTTACGATGGTAGATTACCTAACATACCATGGAGAGATCAAGACATTGAAACGGTAGGTTATCATTATTACATGACGCCAGAAACAGCACAACTAGGATTAAATAAATTACAAGAAGCTATCAACACACAACCAAAAAAATGGGTAGTTACAGATTGGCCCGACTTAACAAAAATGAAAATATTTAAAAACTATGATTTATAAAATTTTTGATTCAGTATCATATGGACATATGGAACCATTAGTTCCCTTTACAAAAATTGCGGAATTTAATACACTTAATGAAGTAAGTGATTTTTTATCTAAATCTGATGAATCAATTAAATACTTTATTTGTGATAAAGAGAATAAAGTTTTATTTGAAAGTACTATGAAAATATTTGAGTCACCAGATAACGGTAAAACCATCTACGAAAGAGGGTATTTACAAAGAAATAAAAAACAAATTAAATGAAACAGAAAAAAGCATTTATAACAGGAATTAATGGTCAAGATGGTAGTTATCTTGCGGAATATTTATTGTCTTTAGGATATGAAGTACATGGGATGGTTAGAAGACATTCTATGGCCGAAAACCAAGACTCAAGACTTTTACACTTAACAAATGAAGTGACTACACATTATGGTGATTTATTAGATGTAGGATCAATAGACAACATATTACAAAAAGTAATGCCTGATGAAATTTATAATATTGGGGCACAAAGTCACGTTAGGATTAGTTTTGAAATACCTCAATTTACCGTACAATCAAATGCTCTCGGTGTACTAAACATATTAGAATCATATAGAAGAATATGCCCTAATGCTAAATTCTATCAGGCAAGTTCATCTGAGATGTTTGGTAATTGTGTAGATGATGATGGATTCCAAAGAGAAACCACACCAATGCACCCTGTTAGCCCTTATGGGTGTTCTAAATTATTTGGATACTCTATAGTTAGAAATTATCGCAATGCGTACGGATTACATGCAACTAATGGTATTTTATTTAATCATGAATCGCCAAGAAGAGGTTCTAATTTTGTTACAAATAAAGTTGTTAAAACAGCAGTTAGAATTAAATTAGGGTTAGAAACTAAACTAGAGTTGGGTAATTTGGATTCTTATAGGGATTGGGGCCACTCTAAAGACTACGTTAGGGCAATGCACGCGATTATTAATCACGAAAAACCGGAAGATTTTGTGGTATCAACAATGGAAACACATTCAGTTAGAGATATGACAAAATACGTATTTGACCAATTAGGTATGGACTATAAAGATTATGTTACCCAAAATAATCTTTTTATTAGACCTGAGGAGCTGAAATACCTAAAAGGAGACTCTACCAAAGCTAGAGAAATATTTAAATGGTCTCCGGAATATACCTTTGAATCAATGCTAGATGAAATGATTAATTATTGGTTAGATTTTTATAAAAAATTATAAAATGGATAAAAAAATTGTTGGTATAACTTGTAGTACTTTTGACTTACTACACACAGGTCACATCATTATGTTAGAAGAATGTAAAAAACATTGTGATTATTTAATATGCGCATTACAAAATGATCCAACAATAGATAGGCCTGAAAAAAATAAACCCGTACAATCTATCGTCGAAAGATATCTTCAATTAGATGCGGTTAAATATGTAGATAAGATAATACCTTATAGCACGGAAGAAGAATTACAATCAATATTTGCATCCTTAGATTTGGATGTAAGAATTATTGGGGAAGAATATAAAGACACACAATTCACGGCAAAAGACATTTGTCAAAAAAGGGGTATTAAATTGGTGTATAATAAAAGAGATCATGATTTCTCAACATCCAGTTTACGGCAAAGGATTTATAATCAAGAATCCACTAAACGATTTGTAAAATAAAATATGACGACAAGAAAAAAACCACAAACACAAACTGAAGATAATGAACAAAAACAAGTTTCTAAAAAAGATTTTATAAACTCAACAATTAAAAGAAAACAAAAAAGTAAATTTTTATCTGATAATCAAAAAGAATATTACGATTTACTGATTAATAATCAAATAACTATTTGTTCCGGACCTGCAGGTGTTGGTAAAAGTTATATTTCCATGAAGGCTGCCGTTGATTTATTAATGGACCCAAATAACTCATATGAAAAAATAATTATCGTTAGACCGGCAGTCGAAGCCGAAGAAAAATTAGGGTCATTACCTGGTAATTTAGAAGAAAAATTGGACCCGTATATTTTTCCTTCATATTATTTATTAAATAAGATTATAGGTAAGGAAGCAAGAGAAAAATTAAAAGAGGGTGAGGTTATTGAAGTATTTGCATTGGCCTACATGAGGGGTATGAATATAGACAACTCAATTCTTATTTTTGAAGAGGCTCAAAATTCAACACCCAATCAAATGAAACTACTATTGACAAGAATAGGATTTAATAGTAAATTCTTTATATCAGGTGACTTGGAACAAACTGACAGGTATAAAGATAAAAAACAATCAGGACTTTATGACGCATTACAAAG